AGGTATTATGAAAAATAAATACTTAGAAAGAATTCCATATTTTTATATTAAAGCCCAAACTTTATTTGATATACTTTCAGAAATGGATGAAGCTCAAGTTTTAGATGCCTTTGAAATTATAACTTCAGTAGATCCAAAGATAGAGGAGGATGATCCGGTGCTTTTGGTTAAGACTGACTATACACCGTATTAGAACATGAATATATAAACAAAATATGTTTGTATATGAAAAAGATAATTAATTGGGTAAGCGGCCTTTTACGAGATGAAAAAGGTACACCGTCTTCAAAAAGATTTATTGGTATTACAGCAGGTTTATCCTTATGCGGAGCATTATTTATTAATCTTTACACCGAACACCCCGTTGAACCTACTCTTGTTAATGCAGTAGCGGCAATATGTATCGGTGGTTTAGGCTTAGCTTCTGCTGATAAGATTTTTGGTAAGAAAAAACCTATTGGAGAAGACCAACAAATAAATTCATAAAATGGCAGTAACTGGATCAAGTACAAATGCTAATGGCGATCAGTTATTAGTTAGTCTTAAAACACCTTATGAAAATGTAGTAGAAGTTCTTGGCTTTACAGATTCTATTACAGGTGAAACTACCGCTTGTTATTATAACAAAGATTTTAGGTGGGGTATTGATGGTGTACAGTATTCAGATTGGGTTACACTTAGTGATTCTAATTTAGAAGCATTGGTGTTAAATCCTGCAAATAAATTTTGGATTCAATATAGATATACACAAGTTGGTGATTGTACATTAACTTTTAATTCAATCGCATTAGAGATTGTATATGATGGTGGAGTAATATGCAAAATACCACAAATAGATTGCGGAGGTGTTGATGGATGCTCAGGTGCATTAAATTTAGCATTTGATTGTTGCGGTGATACATGGAATCCTTATGATATATCTAGAGCTGGCCAAATGTACACCCAATTATCTGCAATGGCAAGTAACTTATTTGGATTTTGTGTTGACTATTATAAAACAAAAGCAGACCAAAGAAGTAGAGATGTTATCCTAAAAGAATATTCTCTATTTGATGTTATTAAGGAAGGTGAAGTTAAAATCATGATTCCTGATAATGAATTACCTACTAGAGATATAAACTTTAATCCATTAATGATGGATTTTCCAGTTCAATTTGAAATTCATATTGTAAAATCTGCGTTTGAAGCAGTCTTTGGTATTGGTTCTAAACCTCAAATGAGGGACTATTTATATTTTAAACAATTTATGAATAGAATGTATGAGGTTGATGCAATTGCAGAGGCTGATGATTTTATGTATACTGGATCTTATTGGAGAGTAAGCCTAGTTACATATCAGCAAAGAACTAATGTTGGTTTTGAGGATACTGCATTAGGTGATGCTGCTGAAGTTTCAACTAAGGCATTAGTTTCAAATGTAGAAGATAAATTTAGAGTTGAAAGAGAAAATGAATTCAAGGATGTTAGAAAACCTAATGAATATAATACTATAGGTAGCCAATCAAATGATTATGTAAGAAGATCTCTAAATAAAAAGATGACTATTACAGAGGAGAATGTTTACAATCAATGGACAATCATTTCTAAATATCATTATGCGCTAGGAACATTAGCTAAAGATACAATAGGAGTAAAATATAGATATACGGGTGGATGGACTGATACTGATAATAGAGCATTTACATTTTGGTTTAGACCTCAATATAAAAAGCCTATAGGTAAAAATGTTTTAATAACACAGATAAGCAATAATGCAGGATTTCCTATGATTACTACACCAGGATTACCAATAGGTGGTACTGAAGGAATTGTAGCAGGTGATTGGATAGCTATTAGAGGAACTACTTCATATAATGGAATTCAATTAGTTAAATCTGTAGATGTGGCAACTAAAACTTTGACATTAGATACGCCATATATTGATAGTACTATTACTAACACTGCCAAATTAAATAAAGAAGTAAGTAATACATTTATTCAATATGATGATTATGAAAGAAGAACTCCTGTAACATCTCATGTTCAATTTACATATACTACAAATTGGTTTATAATTAAATTAAATGATGTTTATTATAAATATGATTTGTCTAAATCTACTGTTAGTTTTTTAAAGGGTGAATGGTATGCTGCTGTTATTAACTTAAATCAATTAGCTAAACAATTATCATTATTTTTATATAATACACCAGAATTAACTGGTGCTATTAATCCAGATAAAACAGCTGATTTAAATAACATTTATATAAACACACAAACAGTTCCAGCAATAACAGTTCCTGAAGGCTATGCATGGAAATTATTAGGGTGTGAAAGTGATTTAACCAATATCAGAATATGGAGTGAACCAATAGAGGTAGAATTACAAGAATTAATTTTAAGTCAATATGTAGTAAAAGATTCTCACTTAGCTTTATTATTAGATAATGCTTCTCCAGAATTATTATTACCAACAGCTACTAACCCAAGATAACTTGGAATATATATTATAAATTTAAGGTATAATGAAAGAATCATCGAAAGGTAAATTTCGTGATAGTTTAGGAGATTTATTAAATGATCTACCAGATGAGGTAGAAGGTTTAGAAAATAATTCCGAAGAACTACAGCCAGTAAAAATAGATAGCGGACAAGGTGCTGCTTTAGTTAAGGCTAAGACAAAGGCTGAAAAGGTAATGAATAGTTTATTAACTTTTTATTTAAGTGAAGAAATTATTGCAGAGCATGAATACATTAGAGCAAAGGCTCAATTAGATGAATCTGCATTATCTATGTTAATAAGACAAATGCAAAATAGTGAAACTGCTATTACCTTATTAATGGAAACAATACATGAAGGTGATGTATCACCAAGAATGTTTGAAGTACTTAGTGATTTACAAAGAACTCTTTTGGATATTATTAAAAGCCAAACCATGTATATGGTAGCTATCGAAGAGAATGCTAAAAAGATATCTCGTGATGTAGATGTTTATCATAGCACAGAAAGTTCAACATCCAATAAACAAAGTGGTATTAAATCTAGAGGAACAAAAGATTTAATGAGAGCTTTACAAGATACAATTAAAGAAGAAGATATAGAAGACGTCGATGGAAATGAAAATGAAGAATGATTATCTGTTAATTCAGGAAATCGAACAACAAGAAACTAAAACAGATTCAGGAATTATAATACCTGTTGAGAAACATAATCGCCAAGCAAAGATTATTAATGCTGGTGATGCAGAGTATTTAAAGGCTGGAGATGTTATATTAAAAAATATGGGCAAAGGTACAATGTTAACTTTAAATAATACAGAATTTGAAGTAATACATATTAACCAAATAATTGCCGTAGTAGAAGATAATGGCTAAACCACAAGCAGAATCAGCAGGATTTGAATTTAAGATATCGAAAGGTGCTGAGTCTTTTGCGTGGACTAGTCATAAAGTTGAGCAATTAATGCTGGCTATTGATGAAGGTTATAAACCAAAGTCTACACCTTTCTATGAAGGTAATCCTAATTTAAGAAAAGGTAATATTGTATTTAATTATACTGATGAAGAGATAAGAGAAATTAAAAGGTGTGCAAAAGATATTGTTTATTTTGCTAATACTTATTGCACTGTAATGACGGATGAAGGTTTACAGACAATTGAACTAAGGCCTTACCAAGAAAATATGTTAAGGCAATTTCAAGCTGAAAGATTTAATATATGTTTAGCAAGTAGGCAGGTTGGTAAAACAATATGTTCATCTATTTTTATTGCATGGTATTCGGTATTTAATTTTGATAAAAATTCGCTAATACTTTCAAATAAGGGTGCTACAACAAGAGAGATTATTGATAAAGGTAAAACTATATTAGAACATTTACCTTTCTTTATCAAGCCCGGTACACTTAAATGGGATGTGTTTAATTCCAAGTTTGATAATGGTTGTAGAATCATAGGTCAGACAACAACTAAGAAAGCAGCAATTGGTTTTACTATTCATTTATTATTTATGGATGAGTTTGCTCATATACCTGCAAACTTTGTAAATACCTTTTATGAAAATGTTTATCCAACGGTGTCTGCATCTACAAACTCTAAAGTAATAATAACTAGTACACCTAATGGTTTTAATAAGTTCTATGACATCTATACAGCTGCTGATAAAGGATTAAGTGAATATACGCCATTCCGAGTTGATTGGTGGGATGTACCTGGAAGAGATGACGCATGGATGAGACAAGAGGTTGCCAACTTAGGAAGTGATGAAGCATTTAATAGACAGTATGGAAATCAGTTTATAGCAAGCTCTTCATTATTATTAAGTGCAGCTAGTTTAAAAAAGTTAACACAAGGCCAAATAGAATTTGAACATAAAGAGATACCAGAATTTGATGATGCCGAAATTGATTACTCCGGTTTACTATGGCAACCTAATTTTAATTTAGATGAAATAGAAGAAGATTATAATTATTGGGTATTCTCGGTTGATATAGCAGAAGGTACAGGTGGAGACTTTTCAGTTATTAATATTTTTCAGATTAAGATGCTAGATGAAAAGGATTGGAAAGGTGTAACCACGCCTGGAAGTTTTGTTGACTTTTTTGGTATTAGTCAAATAGGAAGATTTAGAAGTAATTCTCATACCATAGAAGAATTTGCAAAAACACTATACATTTTAGCATTTGATTTATTTTACTCAGAAAATGTAAAATTAATTATAGAATGGAATATGTTTGGTGGAGAATTAATAAAAAGAATGGAAACTGTATTTCCACAGAGAAATGAATTTGATGAAGAAAGTGTTGTTAAATTTAAACATAGAGTTGATGCCAAAACAAAACAATTTGGCCTTAAAGTAAAAAAAGATAATAAACCTATTTTCTGTCAAAACTTTAAAAAATATATTTCTCAAAATAAAATTAGCATTTATGATAAAGATACTGTAAAAGAATCATCAACCTTTGGTAAACTCCCAAATGGATCATATGCAGGCCAATTAGGTAATGATGATTTAATTATGACTTGTATAAATAGTTCTGAGTTCTTTACTACATTAGATTTTTCAGATTTTGTCGAAGAGATTTATGATGAGATAGATCCTTCTATTCAAAATAAGATAGAAGAAATTCTAGAAAAAGATTCAAAGGGTGGGAATCTAAATTTTGATATCTATGACTTAGTATAAAAAGTAGTTACTTGGTAGATATATAAAAAAACAAATAAACAAAAAAAATATATTATAAGATGGCACTAGATCCAAAAATAGCTTCTCTTAAAGCTGCAGGAACATATAGGTTTGAATTTGATAAAAGTCAAGTCGTAAGTATACCTGCAAATCAAACTCGATTGGTAGTCGGTTTTTCTAAGACAGGCCCGTTCAATACACCCGTCTTTGTTCCCGATACTTCTTTCTTTAAACAAGTATACGGTGATATAGATAGAAATTTAGAAAGAAAAGATTCTTTTTTCCACAGAAGCTGTTTATCAGCTCTTGAAAGAGGTCCTATTCTTGCTCTTAATTTATTAAGCTTAGATGCTACTGATAAAGTTAATGCTGTTCGTTTTGCAACATCTGCAACACCAGAGGCACAAGCTAATATAGGAGCAGACTATGAATACGCAAAATTTTATAACAGAGATAAATTTTGGTTTCCATCAACATCAGATTTTTTAACTAATGTTGGGGCAAATCAAGATGTATTAAGTTCATTAACAGTAAATGATTTATTAGATGTTACTAACTTAGGACAAAATCCTATATCTGTAATCGCTAAAAAATCTGCTGCAACAAACGTTTTACCTTATCAAGTAACTGTTGAGGAATGGTATGGTGCTGCAAATGTACCAGGTTTCTTAGATAAAGATAGTTTAATATCTGACTTCTTTGTAGATATCTTTGTATTAAAAGGTAACTTCGGTGGAGACTTTAGTACTACTACTCCTTATTCAAGGTTTAATTCAGATCCATTATTTCAAAAGTATTTTGATCCAACACAAGGATTAAAAAGAAAAAAGTTTGCAACTGATTCTACAGATACATTATTACAAGAATTCTTTAATGAAACTGAAGTAACACTACAAGCAACTTATACTGCATGTTTAATTCCGGATTTTGTAGATTTATTAGGTAATAACCTTTTCGTTGAAAAAGTTGTTAATGCTGATACTGCAAGTACTGGATTATTTGTTACTGTAAATGAAGATTTATTTAGTGGAGATATTTTAATAGATGGTGTACCTGGAGGAATTGATATGATAGGACACAATATTGAATATACTCAGGCTACTTCAATCCAAGATGATGTTAATTTCTTATCATACGGTGGATCAATTGTTTCTGACTTATCTTATGCAAGAACACAAACCTTATCTACAACTGTAGTTAATTCAGCAAGTACAATAACTACTTCTGTTCCTACTGCTGGAGGTATACAAATACAACTAGTAAATACTGATGCTACTAAAGATGCTATCTGGGATGCATTCTCAGGAATGAGAGCAAATACGTCTTCATTAGTAGGATCATTTATATATGATACTGTAACTACTGAATGGGTACCAGTAACATCTGTACAAACTGTAGGTAATACTGTAACTGTATTATTATCAGATGTAGGTTCAACGCAATTAGCAGATTTTCCAACAGGTGCTGCTGCAAGTTATACTTATATTAATGAAGCTGACTTTGGATTTGTAAGAAATACAAATGTAAGTGGTGGAGCTGCTGGAATTATTGGTTCTTATGGATCAACATTACAAAAGCAATTTGCTAACGGTACTTTAACTGATGGTGATGAAGCAGTTTACAAAGATGCATTAGGAACTTATACTTCTTATTTAGCAATGAATTCTATAGACTTTGGATGGATTATTGATGGAGCTGGGGCAACTGCTGCAGGAACTAAGAAAGCAATATCTGATCCAGCATATTATTTACCAGCTGTAAGCATTACTCCTTATGAACAAGATTCATTTACTACATTAACGCCACAATCTCAATTTACAATTGATAGCACAGGGCAATTTATTAAGTCTGATGGTACGGCATTATGGCCAGTAAATACTTTAGGTGTACAAACACTAAAAGGTGCTCTTAACCTTACTGTAGATATTATAGGTGATTCATTAAACGAACCAACATTAAAGCCAAATGAAATTCTTATTGCAACAACTTCACCAGAACTTGCTGATATTGTTGTAGGAAATTATATGGTACATTTTGAAGGTTCTGCTACAATACCACATTCTAGGTTAACAAGAATAAACATTGTAGAAGGTGGATTAACTCCTTCGGAATATGCAATTATTCCTGCAGGAACAACTGCCATTAAAGTAACATGTCAATCTGAGGTTAGTGTAACTGCACAAGGTGCTTTAAAAACAGTAGAGGTTTATTATCCAATTGATTCTTGGGTAGATTACCTTAATGTATTTGAATTACCTGGGTTTGCATTAGATTCAACTAAACATGTACCTGATGGAACAAATTCTAGACAGAATAAATGTTTAAGTCCAATATTAGGTGGAACTAATTTATATAAAGCTTTAATCGACAGAGAAACAATTAACTTCCGTTATGTAGTAGATACTTATGGAAATGGAATTGAAGCAAACTGTAAAGCTATTTATACAAATTTATGTATGAGTAGAAAAAATGCATTTGCTATTGTAAATTCTCCATCAGCTAAAGACTTTAAGAAAAATACAGATCCAAGTTTCTCTGATGCAACTGGAGGGTTATCCTCTAAGTTTATATCTGAAGGTGGAAACCTTGCACTGAATCCAACAATTAGATTCTCGTTACCTGCTGCAACAAGCGGTGGTTCATGGGGAGGGTATTATTATCCATTCTTAACTGTTAGAGATTTAGGTAAGAACATAAGTGTACCACCTGCAGCATATGTATCAAATAACTTTATTCTTAAATATGAAAACGCATTACCTTGGTCAATCGTAGCAGGTGTAAGACGTGGAGTAATAGGTGGAAATGGAGTTGTAGGATTAGAGATTAATCTTGACCAAGAAGACAGATTCTTCCTAGAGCCATTCGGAATCAATCCAATTGTATTCCAAAGTGGAACAGGACCAACTATCTTTGCAAATAAAACTGCTCAGCAAGTTCCAAAATCTGCTTTAAGTTCAATTAATGTTAGAGAGGTTGTAATTTACATCCAAGATGGTATTGAAGCAATTCTTAAAAACTACTTATTTGAATTTAATACAGCTCAAACAAGATTAGAGATTAAAACATTAGCTGATAACTTCTTAGCAACTGTTCAAAATGATGATGGTGTTTATGATTATAGAAATATAATGGATGAAACCAATAACACACCAGAGGTCATTGATCAAAATGTAGGTATCCTAGATACATATATTGAACCAACGAGAGGAATGGAAATTCTTGTACAAAGAACAACTATTTTAAGAACTGGTGCAATTAGTACAGGAAACTTTCAATAAGAAGTAACTAAAGACGAATATATAAAAAAACAAATAAAATATGCCACTACCACATTATACCCAATCAAGGGCCAGTAGCCAAAGGTACGAACCTATTCAGCCTAACCTATTTGAGGTGACTGTATTTTCACCACTAGGGGATGATACGGGTTTAATCTTAGAGCAAGTAAAATCAATCGGAGGATTAAATAACTTAAATCCATCTATTGATGCTATAAATCAAAAATATAAGTTTGCTGATAGATCTTATGCAGGTATGCCAGCTCAGACGTTTGTTGATTTAACCATGAACTTTACTCTTAATTTGAATGAAGCTAATGAAAACTACATTTATAATACTTTCCGTAATTGGAATAACTTAATCTATGATCCATTAACTGGTGAAATGGGATTAAAGAAAGATTATATAGGAAGTATGATTGTAGTTCAATATAACAGAGCAGGTGATATTTTCAGAAAGATTACATTTAAAGATGTATTCCCAACTGGACAACCTGATTTTGTGGATGAATTGAATTATGAAACTCAAGATGCAGCTGAATTAACAATGACTTATCGTTGTGATCACTGGGTTGAAGAGAACGTAGGAGCATAAATTTTAAATATTAAACTGGGAATATTAAAGTATTCCCAGTTTTTTTGCTTACTCCCTAATATATAATATAAAATATATAATATAGAAATGATAATCTATAAATTACAACAGCAAAAAACAAACAAGGTTTATGTAGGGTATTCTATAAACGATAACCCAAATAACCTTGGATCAGGCAAATACATCAAAAGAGCAGTTAGAGATTTTGGAACTAAAGCTTTTAATAGAGAAGTTCTAGAAATTTTTGAAGGCAATGAACCTTTAAGTGATGTTTTAAAAAGAGTGGAATATTGGATTGGTAAATTTAAATCTGATAATCCTAAATATGGTTTCAATGAAACTGTACAAGAACTTATTCCTCAAAAGAAAAGGCTTACTAAAAAATTACAAGTTTTATTAACACCTGAAGATGAGGATAGTCTAAATACAATAATTATACAAAAATCAATGGAAACTGGTATAAAACCTGTAGCAATTTCTAGATATGTAAGACAGTTAATAGTAGAGCATATTGTTGATGAAAATAAAATTGAAAAACAATTAATAAAAAATAATTAAAAATGTCAAAAGAGCACGAAGAAAATATTAAGAAAGAATTTGCTGCTGCTGAAGGTATTGCAGTAGAAGCTACAGAAACTCCTAAAGAAACAGTTAAGGAATTAGGTAAAGTTGATGTTAACAGACAAATGGATAAAATTACGTCTGATGATGTAGAAATAAAAAGATTAAATGCATTAGTAGGATATACTAAATTAGATCTTACTACATTCCCATCAAGAGGTAAATTTTATAGAGATGATTTTGAAATTCATATCAGGCCTGCAAGAGTTGCTGAAATTAGAGCGTTTTCTACAATAGACGAAAACAATTTAAAAG